AGAATTGCTTTGTATGCAGTTCCTACGGCACTCTGGTATATTCCAAGCTGAATATTTCGGGCATCCGCATTTGCTTCGTCCAGATAATCATTCAGCAGATCGACCTGTTCATTTATCTTTTTATCTGCTTTTTTCTTTTTGCAGACATATTGAATAGGTTCTCCATATATTTGTCCTGCCTTAAACTTGACAACTTCCAGAGCGTGATTTTCGACAACTCTGTTATTTACTTCCGGCCTCACAAGCTTTTCCCGATATAAGATTGGTTGGTCGCCTTTGTAGTACCGATAAAGATAATTAATCATCATTCTATTTCGATTATGTGTGCCAATCGTATCAGATAGAACTTGAACAACATTTTCGGTAGTAATTTGAGCTACGCCAGTGTAGGCAGTTTTTCTGCCAAAATCGCCTTGGCATAGGTCAACAAAATTGCTTTTGTTTCTTCCCACTGCCTATACCTCCTATTTTTAGACATGAAAAAAGCACCGAGTTTTCACCCGATGCTTCATACATTTTCATCATATATTATACATAATCGGAAAGTTATATTCAGTAAGAAAAGGTGCTAACTTTTGAAATTAAGCATTTCTTTTACGTAATTTACTGCTTTCCCGTGGAATTGTTTAATATATTCTTCGTTGTATTCCATTTCATCTGCAATAACAGTTAGCTTTTTTCCCTCTATATATCGTTTGTACAAAAAATCATAATACTGGGGATTTTCCACAGACTCTATAACATCTATAAGTTTCTGTTTTTTCTCCATAAGCTCTACCACATTGTCAGCTAGTTCTCGCTGCGCATCCACCAATTTTGCAATTGTATCGCCTATTTTATCTTGGTTTCCAGAAGTCTGAACACGTTCAATGCCATACGTCGAAGCACTAATGCTAGTAGCAAGCAATTTCAAGTGTTCGATTTCTTCCAGTTTGTTATTTATAATTTTTTCGTATCGTTGAATTTGATTCAGATACTCCTTTATATCCATGCTATCTCCTTCCCCACATAAAATTCTTAGTTGCTGTAACTTCTGCAAATCGTTTTTGAGTCAGAGTTATCATAAGTTGTGTAACACCATCTGGTGCATCGTCGTGATCGTTGTCGCCAATATACACAAAAGTGGTCAACTGTTCCATTGCTTTTGAATATTCCTTGTTTTGGTATTTAGGTGCCAGAAATATGAATCTTCTTTTAACATCTCCAGAGTACTGATTGATTTTTTCTTTTTTAGCTTGCTTTGATGGAGCTTTTGTGCTGGTAGTGCTGCAAGCATATCCATGTTCTTTTAGTCTTCCGCTGACATAATAAGCATACATATCGCCACCATTGTTAGCTTCGAAATTGATAGATTGGATCTCATTTCCCATAATTCTTCCGACAACCAGTGGAAGTGTGACTTCCTTCGGACCTGTATTAAAAATCCAGTCATAAATGTATACATCTCCGTTTTCAAATTCCGCACCAACCGGCATGGACAAACTATCACCACCGCCCCACGCAACGTCACAAGCAGATACGTTCTTTACAAATCCGCCCTCTGGAAGAATTCCATTGTAATATCTTAGTTCATCTTCTGCGAACATGATTCCTTCACGCAAGAATGGTTTCTGTTGATATTTAGCCTCCCATTCGTTAGCATCAAGTCTGGCTTTCATATCTACATAATACTTCGTAGAAAAACCAACTCCATAATCATATTCAAAGTTTGATTCACCATCGTCATTCAAGGCAGGAATCTTACGGAACCGATACAATGGATTATCTCGATTGAGCTTTTCAATTTTGCCTAATGGGTCGTACAGGTTCCATCTTGTTCCAACCATCAACTCTCTTGCCCCATCAATTTTACGGTCAACCATTTTGTTCAGATACTCTTGATAGGTATTCTCCAAACGAGTAGGGCTTAAAGAATGCTGCCTGTCTCGAACAAGGTCATCCACATACAAATATCCATCAGACGAAATATCAACAGCACCCGTCCATGTTCCCTCGATACCGCGGCAAGTCATTGTGGCGAATCGGTCTGGCTTGTCCAAATTTATCTCAAAATCATCGGCACTTTGCTTTTGCAATTTTGATTTTGGAAATATCTCACTGTAAGTGTATTCTTGTGTGCTTATGAGATTCAGAAGCTCACCATAGAAACCCTTGGCCAGTTTTCCAGAGTGACCGCCCATTGCATTGTGGCTGTTTGGTCGTCTTCCCATTATCCACGACATAAAAAATATGCACATAGTACTCTTACCAACACGACTTGGTAACGATAGACCGTAAAATTCAATTATCCTATCTTCCAAATCCTGTAAATCTTGAGCGACTACTTGGAGTGTTTTTTTTCTTGGGATATAGAACTTTTTGCTGTCCGGTCTATTCTTCTCCATGTATAACAAATAACTCTCGAACGCCCATGGGGATTCCAACAGTAAATACTGCCAGTAAATATCATCAAAATTACCGCTTCCAGTCAGTGCCGCGTTTCTTGCCGCAGCTGTATGAGCGTACCGGCTGACTTTCATTGCCATATTCCGTGCATCTGGATTATCCTTGAAAGGAAGGTCAATATTCATATTTAAAAGCAGATCAAGGCAGTCCTTCTGATTTTGATAGACTGTCATATCACCATTAATTATTTGATTTAGAATTGCCCGATACCATTCAAATGAGCCTTCTGTAATTTTTGACATAAAAATAGAGCCAGACCTCCCCTCTTTTAGGATTTCGTCTGGCTCTCATGTGGCTCTTTGACTGATTTATTTATTATTCAGCATTCTCATCGGCTGTCATATCTCTTGTATCTACGATGGTAGAAGTGTTACTTCCCTGAATCTTCGGAACTTCACCATTCCATTTATCAATTTTCTGTTTTTCAATCAGTTCAGGAGTAAGTGATTCTGCAATTTTTCTATTTGCTTCCGCTTCGGCTTCAGCTTTAATCTTAATCGCTTCAGATTTGCCTTCTGCATCAATTTTGGCTTGTTCTGCCTGAATAGCTGCTTTTTCTTTTTCCTGTTCAGCAGCAATCAGTGCAACTTCTTTATCTTTATCGGCTTGTACTTTGGCTGTTTTAGCTTCAATATTGGCCAATTCAAGCTCTTGCTGTGCATTTACTTTCTTTTGGATTGCAGCTTGTGTTTCATCATCAGTGGAAATAGAAGTAAAGTTTACTGTATCAATAATGATTCCGTATGGTTCAAACTTCCGTTTAAGATATTCGTCAAGTGCTTCATTCAGTTCCTGACGCTTATCACCAAAAACATCTGTTACTGGATACTTCGCAGTTACTTCCTGCGTCCATGCTTTCATTTTCGGCTTAATAAAGGTGTTTTTCACGGATTCCCCGGATTGACCTTTGAACTGAGTAAATACATCAGTTACTCTGTTCTGATCGAATTTATACGAAAATTCCAAATCAACTAAAAGAGATTTGCCATCTGCCGTTGGTGTCTTGAAACTTTCGTCTTTTGGAGAATCGCCTTTATCTTCAGATGTAAGATAAGACTGTTCGATTCCAACAGAATACAGTGAAGTTTTTACTGTAGGTGAAATCAAATGCCATCCCTGCGTAAGTACGTCCTTGGAGATTCCCCCGTTCATTTTGTACTCGACCGCAATGTAACCGGCTGGAACCTTTACACTACACTTTGCAACGCATATAAGTCCTGCAATAATCACAACAGCTAATCCAATTCCACCTAAAAGTCCTTTTTTCATTCTTTGTCCTCCTCATTTTGACTTTCATCTTTATTTAACTCATCAATGGCATTTCTGCCAATGTGATTCAATAATTTACCTAGTGGTTGAAATAATTTGTAAAGTAGAAACCATACTGCTACTGCTCCACATATCACTAGAAATATAAATACTGGATTCATAACCCCCCCTTTACTGGCCATTCAAAACCAAAATCTGAACGCTTGATTTTACATTGTGGGATTCCGTCCTTCCAGAAAACTAATCCTTCTATCTCGTGTTCAGAAAGATATTTTTTGATTCCCTCGAATGTTCTTTCGACTTCAACGATTTCTTTGCCGTGCTTTATCAAGGCATCGTAATCATCATTATACGGATTGCCATGAAAATGTTTTCCGTAAGCTTCATATGTGCCATACGGCAATTTAAGGCCTTGATTTGTCCACATTGAAGTTACATAATATGCTTCTACAAACCACTTATCAGACGGATTATTCTCATCAACCTTTACCCATCCCGGCCAATGACCTGTAATGGAATCTGGCTCACAACAAGGGATAAATCCTTCTGGCGGTATTTTACCCTTCTCGCAGTCGTATTGTTTATAAAATTTTCCGTCAATTACTGCACAGTAAGAACCATCATATTTCACTGTTGCAATTCCTTCTCCTTCAAGTACCCATTCCATGCCCGGATGCACTTTTAAAAGACCCTTTACAACCTTATGGTCTTTGAATTCTCGTTCGAATAATGTTGGTATCTTTTTCACTCTTATTCCTCCCACAAAAATTTGTCTGTTCCTCGTCCATTATCAACTACTTTTTTCAAGATAAGTATTCCGCACTTTTTACAATAATACGGATGGAAACGTTGATTAGAGTCACATGGCTTAAATTCATCAAAATCATAATTATAAGGATTGGATATCTCACATTCTTCAAAATCATGGTCACATTCTGGAATCTTCATTTAGTCACCCCCATCCGGAATCCCTAATTGTTTGTAAGTGAATACGGCAGTGTACTTCTTCCCGCATTTGTAGCAAGTTTCCGTAATAGTGCAAGTCTTTTCTTTGTCATTACATTTCGATTCTGTATCCGAACTTTTGAACTTGCAACCACCTGTCAGAATACATTTAATCCGTTTTGTGTTCATCTTGTTCTCCTTGCAAAACTTTTCTGATGCAATCCTCAACAAGTATAAAGTCTTTATATGACATACGCATCTCGCAATTGTAAAAATGCTTTCCAATTTCATTTACAATTAATTTATAAATTCTAAACTTGGTTTCTTCCGAAAGTTCGTCCAGTTCCACAGGTTTAGTCTTTTGAAGTTCTTCCGCATCGCTGCCGTCTGTTTCAATTTTTGAACACGCACAATCATAACAAGTACTCATACATTCACCTCGAATAAATTTACATTATTTTCTAAACCACCAAATATGTTTATCAAGAATATCTGCTTTTACATCACCATCAACATAACATTCACACCCCTCACCTGCAAATTCTGCCGGTGTTGTAAATTGTGGCATTCCATCTGGTTCCAATATGACACACGCCTGTCCAGAAATATAACTTGTTACAATGGCTGGTTCGCTACGCCACCAAACTTTTCTTCCGATAACATTTTTATCAAAATCAATTTCATTCAAATTCATTGGGTGCTCTAAAAAATCATTAATCATGCACTTCGCACGTTCAATTCCGCCTCTTACATCGCAGAATTTTTCTCCGTTTCTGGTAATAAACACGTTGCCAATCGTAGTTGCTTCAAATTCATCATGTCTGCATCGAGCGTAATTGTAAGGCGCATAATTTATTCCCCAGCATACGGGTTCTCCTTCGAATTGAACTAAATTCTCGCAATTTGGTTTTTCGTCCCTAGGATAAGCCCATAAATTGTTATTTCCGTATTTTCCACCGATTGTGTGTATATAGCCTTCTATTAAAACGACAAAATACGGTTTCCTATTAATTACTGTGTCCCAGTCCATTTGACGCATTTTTAGTCTCGAAATATCTGTAGTCCTGTCTATTAACTTGATTATTGGCATCTGATACCCTCCTTTTTCATGTGTTCACCTCACAATACTTCTAAGCGAATCCCACCACTCGTCTTTTTCATTTACATCTTCTACTCGCTCAAACATAAATTTAAGTTTATAGATTCCAGATTCTGTTGTAGCTGAGTCGATATGCATGAGTTTGAATTTTCTTTTAAGACATCCAATTTCAAGAATGCATTCCTCCGGAAGATCAGTGTAATTCATGACGCATTCTACCCAAATAATCCGTCTGCCTTCTTCATGATGTACTTCAATGTCAGCTAGTGCATTAATGATTTTTTCATCAATAATCTTAATTGGATAGTTCACTACACCATATTTTTTCATACATTCACCTCAAACTCTTTCTTGCAGTTGCTACCCTTGCATTTCAATTTAAGATGCCGAATTTTTGTCTCTGGGCTAATTAGAAGTGCTTTCTTTTCACAAAAAGGACAGCAATACCACAACTTGCCATTGATGTTCTTTATTAATGCCCGTCCGTCCCACGGCTCCGGTGGGTTCATTACCTGAGAGAAGTCTATTCCCTCAGATTCAAATGCTGATTTGATGCTCATTAAAAAATCTCCTTAAATTTTCTGCCGTTCAAAACCATTGTCTTTGTTTCCCCAATACGGATATTGCTCTAAGCATTTTCTCATATACTCGTGCGGATATGATTTCGCAAAGTCAGCAATTTCTTTGATAGGTGCCTGTTGTATCTTCGTCCTCCATTCTGGATAACATTTTGTTTCTACGCCCATATCAGTTCAACCCATGAATCTTTCTTAGTTGTGCATATCGATCGACCATTACGTCCAATGCGGTCTGAAGCTGATTGATTGTGATGCAATCGGACTGATGCCGTTCGTCATACCATTTTGTATCTGGTCTTGAATCAGAAATAGCTTTTAGTTTTTCTTTCATAGAATCAATATACAATGTCATTTCGTCTATGGATTTATCCATTTCTGCGATTTTTTCTTTCAAATTCAAAATTTCATGTTGATTTGATTCTCTCTCATCAGCCAACCGAACAACCTCTTTTTTCAACTGATCTACTGTCCATGTTGCCATGTCTTCAATTCTCATAACTACCTCCCTTAGATTTTGGTAAACGTTTCCATATCATAGTTATCCCGGATATAATCTACACATCCACTGAGTTTTTCTTTTAGAAATTTATTCCAATCAAACGTCATTACGAACACCGGAATGCGAGTAAAATTCTTTGTTTTTTTGTTTAAACCAGATATTATAAAGTCTTTTAATCATTTTATATCACCTTTTTATTCTATTGCTTGTCTCTCCAAGCACATTAACACCATTGTTACGTCTATCAAAGAATGTCGCTTTTAAGTTATGAATTTTTTTAATTCCATCAATTGAAAAATCAAATTCAGCATCAAATTCAGTTTTACAATTTGTACAAATCCATTCTGCATCAGTTCTCAAATCAATAATATCTACATCACCGCAAAAGAAATCCACTCCTGTATTGATTACTACTCCTCCGCAAAACGGACATTTACGTTTGTCTCGTAACGATAAATTATTTTCCATAATTTTATTTTTCCTTGCCCTCCCTGTGTTTCATCTGGCACTCGATCATCTTTGCTATATTCTCACGTTCCTGTTTTATTCCATGTCCCTGTCGAAACAACTCGCATTCGAGAATATTTCCGCACTTGGAACATTCATCGTTGATTTCTTTGCCTGCTATTCGCATTTCCATCCATCCTGTACCATTTTAGGCTTGTATATTTTCTCGGTGTATCCCTCGCCGTTACATAAGTCGCAAGTAACTTCTATTTCTTTGTAATCATCGCAACACTCCCAGTATTGTGCACGATTTACTCTTTTGATAGTAGTTCCACTTCCGCCGCACTTCGGGCATCTATGAATTTTATTTCCTTGTATTAGACTTACAAGACCATTAAGAGTCGTTTCTCCACCGTATACATTTCTCAGACGTATCGCTTCATGAATTTTCATTATTTACACCCTCCCAACATTCACAACTATCATCAAGACATCTAAAGTCTGCACAATATTCACTGACACCATTGAAACAAACCCATGTGAAGTCATCATGTCTTCTGCAATTCTTACAACATTTTTCTTCCATAAGTCACATCCTTAAACAAAAATTCCAGTACACGGACTTGAACCGCAACTAGCCACCCAACGTGGAGTACTGGAAACCAAACCATACTTTAGGAGTAATTTATTCCTACGATGGCAATTCGTAGGAATCGGAAAGGCAAGATTCGAACTTGCGACGTCAAGGACTATGCGTCCTCCGCTCTCCCAACTGAGATACATTCCGAAAACCAACAATAGCTATGCTAAAGTCGGATTTCCTATCTACTCATGGTAGATGAAGCGGTGCATACA